GCGCCTATAACCGCCCGCAGCGGCCATGGCAGAACGGGCTGAACCTGCCCGAGCTGCCCGATGAGCAGGAAGCACACCCCGCCTGCCGCGAACATGCTGATATGGCTGTACCCCCGCCAGAGCAGCTCCAACCCCACGTAAGCCCCGCCGCCGATGCAGAAGAGCAGACATTTCTTGAGAAAAGCCATGTATTTTCACCTCGGAGGAAGTATTGCCAAAAATTCCAGCAAAAAAACGAAAAAATGTCTTGACAATGACCGCCTGTTCGGATACAATAATAAAGCTGATTTCGGCGGTGCCGAAATCCTTTGACCACATGGCGGCATAACTCAGTTGGTAGAGTAGCCGGTTCATACCCGGTATGTCATCTGTTCGAATCAGATTGCCGCTACCAGGCCCGTTGGTCAAGCGGTTAAGACACCGCCCTTTCACGGCGGTAACATGGGTTCGATTCCCGTACGGGTCACCATGCAGAAAAAGCCCTAGAAATCAATTCTAGGGCTTTTTTATTGCTTTATCAGCTATATTCCCACGTTCTCCGAACTATTCTACGTGAAAAT